ACTAAGGAAACTATCTAATGGCTAATTTAGCGGCACTATTCGGCAACAAAGCCTTTAACCCACTTGACGTGGAAGAACTTGAAATCGGCTTTGCACCCGTACCCAAAGGGATCTACTCAATCATTATCGCTGATTCTGAACTGGCACCGAACAAGAACGGCACCGGCACCAACATGACCTTAAAGCTGATTATTCAGGATGGCAAGGCGAAAGGCCGCACCCTGTTTGATAATTTGTGTGTCGTCCATAAAAACGAGATTGCCCAGCGTATAGCCCAAACCCGTATGAAGCAAATCTGTACCGCCTTGGGCATTGGTCAGGTTAAGGACACCTCACAATTCCACGATAAACCGTTGAATGTCAGTATTGATGTGGAGCTGGACGAGTACGGTACCAATAAGCGTAACGATGGCGAAAAGGTTTATCGTAATTCCATCAAAGCTTATGAAGGTGCACCCTCCAAGCCGGTACTGGCAGCGGCAGGTTTTGATTTAGATGAAGATATGCCCTTCTGATTATGTACCAACTTAGAGATTACCTTGCTGTTAAAGAAATTAAAAAAGGCTTTTGAAATGTGTGCTAACAAAATAATCCGATTACCCGCATTTATTCAAAAATCCGGCTTAAGTAGAACAACTATTTACCGGCTAATGAAATAAGATTCAAAATTCCCACAACCGATTAAATTATCTACCCGCGCTATTGGCTTTCTTGAAATTGAAGTTGATGCTTGGATTGCTGGCAGAGTTGCAGCATCTAGGGAGGCTTAATCATGGGAATACAGGTTTTATATTCCTGATAGCAAACCCTTCGAGGTTGAGTATGTACAAGCTTAGAGATTACCAAGAACCAGAACCTATCTGGGATTATTTCAGGGCACGCAAAGCCGATAACACCACCTGTAACCCGTTGGTAGTATTGCCAACGGGAGCGGGAAAGAGTCTGGTTATATCGGCCCTGGTTAAAGACATGATCGAGCGCTTCGGTGGTCGTCGTGTCCTTATCCTGGCACACCAAAAAGAATTGCTCACGCAAAACTTTGAGAAATTAAAAGCCACCTATCCGGACTGTGATCCGGGCATTTATTCAGCTTCCTTGGGAAAGAAGCAGACCAACAACAAGGTTTTGTTTTGTGGCATTCAATCGGTTCATAACAAGGCGCACAAGTTGGGAGACTTCTCGCTCATTATAATTGATGAATGTCATTTAATCCCCAAAGGTAGCGCTGGTATGTATAGGGAGTTTATCAATGAAATGAATAAACTCTGCGGAAAAGTGCCGGTCATCGGCTTAACTGCCACGCCTTACCGTTTGGATAGCGGGTATCTACATAAGGGCGCAGGCGCTTTGTTTACCGGTATAGCCCACGAAGTGAGCATTAACGAGTTGCTTGATCGGGGTTATTTATCGCCCTTAACTACCAAGAAAGTCAGTTTTATTATTGATACCAGCCACGTAAAAAAGCGCGGCGGGGAATTTATCGACAGTGAATTGATGGCCGTGGTTGACCCGTTGACAGAAAGCGCCCTACTGGATGCCCTGCCCAAAATAGGCGACCGTAAAACCGGCTTGGTGTTTTGCATTACGGTGGAACATGCCAATCATGTGAGCGCTTACCTGAATGAATTGGGTATCAGTTGCGCGGTTATCTCAGGCCAGACTAAACGGGCTGAACGTGACCGCTTACTGGAAGCACTGAGAAAAGGGGAAATACGCTGTTTGGCTAACGTGAATTGCTTAACGACAGGGGTTGACGTTCCCAACATTGATTTTTTAATCATGTTAAGACCGACTCAATCACCGGGGCTTTATGTGCAAATGGGCGGGCGTGGAATGCGCCTTGCGCCTGCCAAGTATGACTGCCTGGTATTGGATTATGCAGGCAACATCAACCGACACGGCCCCATTGATGCCATTACCATCAGGGAGAAAAAGACCAAAGGTGATGACGGGGAAGCGCCTGTTAAGTCCTGTCCTGAATGTGAAAGCATCGTCCATGCAGCAAAACGCGAATGTCCTGATTGTGGTTATGAGTTCCCGCCACCTGCTTTTAAGGTTGAAAAGACCGCCAGCCGTGAGGCTATCTTGAGCAAAGACTATGAACCCGAGTGGCGCTCTATCAGTCGGGTAACGTATGCCAGAAATCCGGGCAAAGACGGCAAGCTGGACACTATGCGGGTTGACTATTGGGATGATGACGGTTTGTTTCCTATTCGGGTGGCCAGTGAGTTTGTGTGCGTGTTTCATCCGATGGGGTTTGCCAAAGAGATGGCTGTTAGGTGGCTAAATGATAGGTCTTTTGGTTGTTGGCATAGAAGTGGAATTACATTTACGGGTTCTAACTTTACCGGAAACAAGTTTGAAACGCATGTAAACAGCGGTGGGCTGACTACCCTCGGAGCAGAAGATTTTTTTGATTCCCTAAAAAAACCATCCCGTCTACTCCTGGACACTCGCGGCAAGTTTGCCAAGATACTTGATTACGACTTTAGCCAACTAGAGGTAGCGGCATGACACCCCTTGATTACATAAAGCGCTTTACGGCCCTATGTAATCAATACCAGCATCAACCGGCTATCGTTTGGGCGCATTGTGGTGAAGATGACCACCAAGCGCTCTGTGATGAAATGGCCGGTGAATGGGCATGGTTTGAACAATGCTTAAAACTGTGGCAACGACCTAACATGATATGGGATAAGCCGAATAAGGCCGAATTGCCCGTCATAAGCTGTGAAAGCTGTTTCCACTATACAAATGAACCGGACTGGTGCGGTAAGCATAACAAGACCATACCCGCCACTTTTGATAAAACCAACGCCTGTAAAGGATGGAATTTATGAATATTACTTTATACGACCTGACGACCAGTTACATGCAAGCTCTGGACTTCTTAACAGATCCAGAAAACGAAGTTGACAACCAAACCGCCACCGACACAATGGAAGGCCTGGACGGTTCCATTGATTTTAAAATGCTCAACATTGGCCGCTTCATTGCCACCATTGAATATCAGGCAGAAGGTATTGAAGCGGTTGAAAAGAAAGCCAAGGCAAGACGGCAAGCGTTAGAGAAAAAAGCCGCTTGGTTGCGTGATTACTTAAAAACGTCGATGACCACCACCGGCAAGAACGCGCTGTCCTCCGGTGATATTACCATCAAGCTTGCCAAGCTTCCGGTATCGGTGCAGGTGGACGATGAAAGCCTGATCCCTGTCGAGTTCTGGAAAGAGAAAATTGAGCGCAGTATCGACAAGACACTGATTAAAACATTAGGCGGATGTGCCGGTGTTCGTATTGAAAGCGCAGGCTTTAGGGTGGCTATTAAATGAACACAATATTTGAAGAAGTGCTGGCGCCTTATAGAGTCAAGCCGTTGCCATTATTTGAAGCCCAAACCAAACCTGCCACACAACGACCCAGCGACGATGATTTACTTCTTGCCCTGGTATTTTATTTTGGCGCAAGCGAAGAAGTGACGCTTGACTGGATTGAGGGTATGGACATTCCGACTATGCGTGACTTGATGATGGAGTAGGCTAATGAAAAACAAACAAACCGATTTAAACGACCACTTATTCATGCAGCTTGAGCGCCTAAGCAATGAAGATTTATCGCCCGAACAACTGACTGTTGAGATAGATCGGGGCAAATCAATAACCGCCGTTGCTCAACAAATCATTGCCAATGGAAAACTGGCCCTGGATGCACAAATAATGATGTCCGAAGGTTCAATCAACCGGATGCCGAAGATAATGCCACGGTTTATGGGTATAGAAGATGCCGCACAAATACACAACTGAAAACATTGCTTGGTTGTGGGCTAATAGACCATTGTATGCAGAGAGGGAATTAAGCGCGAGATTTTACGAAAAGTTTAACGCACTTATTTCCCCTGCTGGATTAGCCCAGCAATGCAGTAAACGAGGAATCAAGCCGCCACTTATTAATATCGGCATGATTAAAAAAGGAAACATACCCTTTAACAAAGGTAAAAAAGGTATTCGGGTTTCAATAAAAAGCGAATGGGTAGCGGGTAACAGGCCACATAACGCTGTTCCAATTGGATCGGAACGCTTTAGCAAAGACTACTGGTATATAAAAGTAGCTGAACCTAAAAAGTGGATGGCAAAACATAATGTAATTTGGGAGAAAGCAAACGGTGCAATACCTAAGGGATCGGTTGTTATTTTTCTGGACAGCGATGTGAATAATTTTAACTTGAACAATATGGCGCTGGCTACCCGTGCCGAACTGCTGCAAATGAACCGGAACAAATACAAGACAATGCCTGGTGAATTAAAACCTGCTGTGTTGGCATTGTCCAGGCTTGAGTCAAAAATTTATCAGGTAGGAAATAATGCCAAAACAAATTCCTAAAAAAGAAATAGCCCTATTGCTTGGCATCAGCCGGTACTATATGTCAAAAATAGCCCATGAAGGCCGCGCCAACATGCCTAAACCGGTTGGTTGTGGCAGAAAGGCCATGTACTTAGAGAGCGAAATAAAAGCCTGGATAGTTGGCAACATCGACCAGATCATCAGCTCAAAATTAAACAGCCAGATCAAGCGGCGCAACTTGGTTGATGAGCTTACCAATAACGGCATTACCCCGCTGAGTTTTATACAGGGCAAGTTTGCCAGCAAAGCCGATCAGAACAAAAGCCGATTTAAACGCTTGGCTTCTTCTGTTATCAGGCCGCAATCAGTCAGGGTCGTTACGCCCTACAATAATTATGGAGAATATTGTGAAAGACTTCTTTAATCACGGCATGACACGAGTTAGAAAACTGACCTGCCCGAAATGTAATGCCGGATTTGAAACTGTTCATAAATCGCAAAAATATTGTGGTGATTGCTCGCCTAGAATCCAGAGTCGAAAGAATTTTTTAAATAAATTGTGAGGGGATTATGAGTAAGGAACCGAAACTTAATCTACGAGACTGGTTTGCAGGTCTGGCAATGCAGGGGCTTTTAGCATCTGATAGTGAGTTTGGTATGAGTGTAGAAGATGTTAGCTCCAATGCCTACGAGCAAGCAGATGCAATGCTAAAAGAACGGGAGAAGATAAATGAGTAAAGCAAGAGAGTTGCTGGCAAGGATAATAGAAAGAAATTCACAAGGTTACTTAGATTTTTGCGGGATGCACACATTAAAGAATGAAATCATAGAACTACTCGCCCAACCTGAGCAAGAGCCTGTGGCTTATGATTACCTTGATAGTCTTTATTATGCTGATGATAAAGATGTGGCTGAGCATCCAATAATATCAAGAAATGGTAAGCCACTCTACGCTGCGCTACCAAAACCTGAGCCTTTGAGTGAGGAGAAGTTTATGAGCCTATTTACAGCCGCATGGAATAATAACCGCCCTATAACAGATTTTGTTAGAGCTATTGAAGAAGCGCACGGCATTGGAGTTGAGATAAATGACACCTAAAATAAAATACACGGCTCTTGTGTCATTCATGATCATTGAAGCTAATAATAGGGCTGCTGCTGATTATATTGCATCAAAGGCCGTATCTGAGCATTTTAGTTATATGACCTGCGGAAATGATGGAAGTGGTTCTGGCAAGTTTAAAAAAGCACTGGCGCCAATGGTGATGGTTGCGGGGGGTGAGGTGTGATTCCATCAACATATTTTGGACTGTTGGCAGAATTTGGAACGGCTCATGTTTCTGTTGTCGATATAGGCGCTAAGTATTTCGGTCTTTCAGAAAAAGAAGCCAAGCGCAAAGCGTCGGGTAATGAATTTCCTTTTCCGGTTTTTCGTGCGGGTGGAAATAAAACGACTTGGCTAGCTGATATAGCTATTTTTGCTGATTACTTGGATAAGGTAAAAGAAAAGGCAAAAGCAGAATTTAAGAGTGCTAATTAATAGGGTAATCACGATAAGCGCATGATGCACGATAG